TTTGCGGCTTTGGCCGGGGTGGCGGTGCTGGACGCCGCCCCGCCGGGAATAGCTCCCGAGACGTTCGTGCTTATCGGGCCCGAGGTGATGAACGATCGGTCGGATAAATCGGGTGGCGGGGCGGATCATCTGCTGTCGGTCGCGGTGATCAGCAAGGCCAGCGGCTTTCGCAGCGCCAAGGAGGTCGCGGGGGCGGTATCCGACGCATTGGTGGGGGCCGGGATGACGCTGACCACAGGGCGGCTGATCTATGTAGCCTTCGTGCAGGCGCGTGCGCGTCGTCTGGACGAAGGCGATACGCGACGGATCGACCTGACCTTTCGGGCGCGCGTCGAGATTTGACTTCTTTGACTGCGCTTTCGGGCGGCAGTTTCCCTGACAACATCAGAGAACGGACATGGCTGTGCAAAGCGGCAAGGATTTGCTGATCAAGGTCGACATGATCGGCGACGGATCGTTTGAAACCGTGGCGGGCCTGCGGGCCACGCGGATCAGTTTCAACGCGGAAACCGTCGATGTGACCAACCTGAACAGCACCGGTGGCTGGCGCGAGTTGCTGGCGGGCGCAGGTATCAAATCGGCGTCGATCGCGGGGTCGGGGGTGTTTCGCGATGCCAATACCGACGAGCGGGCGCGGCAGATATTCTTCGACGCGTTGATGCCTCAGTTTCAGGTGATCGTGCCGAATTTCGGGGTGGTCGAGGGGGCGTTCCAGATCACCAGTCTGGAATATGCAGGCAGCCACAACGGTGAGGCGACCTACGAGATGTCGCTGGCCTCGGCGGGTGCGCTGACGTTTACGGCGCTGTGATGGCGAACCCTTGGGCGGGGGAGGTGGCGATCTGGCTCGATGGCCAGCGCCAAGTGGCAAAGCTGACGATGGGCGCACTGGCGGAACTGGAGGCGGCGCTGGAGGTGGGCACGCTGATGGAGTTGATCGAGCGGTTCGAGGGCCAGCGGTTTTCAACCCGTGACGTGCTGGCGTTGATCGTGGCAGGTCTGCGCGGCGGCGGGTGGCAGGGGGCGGCTGCGGATTTGCGCTGCGTCGAAATCGGCGGCGGGCCTGTGGCCGCGGCGCGAGCGGCGGCAGAGCTGCTCGCGCGCGCATTCGCGATGCCGGGGGAGCCGTGAGCCTGGATTGGCCCGGGTTGATGCGGGCCGGGATGCTGGGATTACGGTTGGCGCCGGACGTCTTTTGGCGACTGACCCCGAATGAGTTGAAGATCATGCTGGGGGCGGACCGGATCGCCCCCGCTTTGACGCGCGCCCGGCTGGACGAATTGGCGGCGGCGTTTCCAGACATTACGAAAGGGCGGGACGATGGCGGAGATCGAGGGTCTGACGGAGCAAATCGCAGCGTTGGAGGCGACGCTGGGTGGGGCTGCGAACATGGCGGCGGCGTTTGATGGCGAATTGGCCCGGATGCGCGACAGTCTGGTGTTCACCGGGCGCGAGGTGAATGCGCTGTCGGCGGGCTTTTCCGGCGGGTTGCGTCGGGCGTTCGATGGCGTTGTGTTCGACGGGTTGAAGCTGTCGGACGCGATGAAATCATTGGCGAGTAGTTTGGCGGATACGGTCTATGGGATCGCGATCAAGCCGGTACAGAACGCGGTGGGTGGGTTTCTGGCGCAGGGGTTGAACGGGTTGTTGGGTGGGGTGATGCCGTTTGAGAAGGGCGGCAGTTTCAGTCAAGGCAAGGTGATGCCGTTCGCGATGGGAGGGGTTGTCAGCCAGCCCACGACGTTTCCGATGCGGGGTGGCACGGGGTTGATGGGCGAGGCGGGGCCGGAGGCGATCATGCCGCTGGCGCGCGGTGCAGACGGGCGGTTAGGCGTGCAGGCGTCGCAGGGGCGCAGCGTGACGGTGGTGATGAACATTGCGACGCCGGACGTTTCGGGTTTCAAGCGCAGTCAGACACAGGTTGCGGCACAAGCGATGCGGGCGCTGAGCCGTGGTCAGCGAAACAGGTAAGGGGCGCGCCATGAGCTTTCACGAGATACGGTTTCCGGTGAACCTGAGTTTCGGCTCGCTGGGCGGACCCGAACGGCGCACCGATGTGGTGACGCTGGCCAACGGTTTTGAAGAGCGCAACACGCCGTGGGCCCATTCGCGCAGGCGCTATGACGCGGAATTGGGGTTGCGCAGTCTGGACGATGTGGCGGCCCTGATCGCGTTTTTCGAGGCGCGGCGGGGGCAGTTATATGGGTTCCGGTGGAAGGACTGGTCGGACTACCGATCATGCAAGCCATCGCATTTGGTGTCGCCGTTTGACCAAGAGATCGCGCGGGGCGATGGGGTGACGACGGTGTTTGCGCTGTCGAAAACCTATCGGTCAGGTGTGCAAACCTATCAGCGGCCGATCGTTAAACCGGTTGCGGGGACGGTGCGGGTGGCACTGGCGGGCGATCCCAAGGTTGACACGCTGGAGTGCGGGGTGGACGTGACCACTGGCCTGGTCACATTCTTCAGCCCGCCCGACATTGGCGTGCAGATCACGGCGGGGTTCGAATTCGACGTGCCGGTGCGGTTCGACACCGACCGGCTGCAAACTTCGGTCGGGTCTTTTCAGGCTGGCGAAGTGCCGAATGTGCCGGTGATCGAGGTGCGGATATGACGTCATTACAGAACCATCTGGCAGGCGGTGCCTCGACGGTCAGCCGGGCTTGGTTGGTGCGGCGGCGCGACGGGGTGGTGTATGGGTTCACCGACCATGATGGCGATCTGGCGTTCGACGGGATGGCGTTCAAAGCGAGTTCGGGTGTCACGGCGCGCATGTTGCAACAGACGACTGGGTTATCGGTCGACAATTCAGAGGCGCTGGGCGCGCTGTCTGATGCATCCGTGACCGAGGCTGATTTGCTTTCGGGGCGGTTCGATGGCGCCGAGGTGCGGTCTTGGTTGGTCAACTGGGCAGATGTTGCGCAGCGGGTCGAATTGTTTCGCGGCACCTTTGGCGAGATTACCAGGGTTGCCGGGCAGTTTCGCGCGGAATTGCGCGGGCAGACCGAGGCATTGAACCAGCCGCGGGGCCGGGTCTATCACAAGGGCTGTTCGGCCATTTTGGGCGATGCTGCCTGCGGGTTCGATCTGGGACGGCCAGAGTTTGCGGCCGAGACGGTGATTGGTGAAGCTGCGGGGGCGGTGGTGCGATTTTCGGGTTTGACCAGCTTTGCGGCTGGCTGGTTTCAGCGCGGGCGCCTTGTGGTGCAATCGGGCGCGGCGGCGGGGCTGGTCGGGGTCATCAAGGCCGACAAACAAGACGGGGCGCTGCGTGTTATCGAGCTGTGGGCCGGACTTGGGGTCGATTTGACCTCGGGCGATGTGGTGCGGCTGGAGGCCGGGTGCGACAAGACGGCGGATACCTGCCGGATCAAGTTCGACAACTTCCTGAATTTCCGTGGCTTTCCCCACATTCCGGGCGACGACTGGTTGGCGTCGTATCCAACGTCGATGCAGTCTTTGGATGGCGGGAGCCTTTACAAATGACCGACGGGGCGCCCTTTGTCCTTGCTGCGCGTGGCTGGATCGGAACACCTTATCTGCATCAGGCATCCGTAAAAGGGGCTGGGGCAGATTGTCTTGGTTTACTGCGCGGTGTGTGGCGCGAGACGTTGGGCACGGAGCCCGAACCTTTGCCTGCATACACCCAGGATTGGTCCGAGCCGTCAGGCCGCGAAGACCTGCTGGCTGCGGGGATCCGGTGGCTTCGACCAAAGGCGCTGAACGATCCAGCCGCCGGCGATGTGCTGCTGTTTCGGATGCGCGCGGGATCGGTTGCCAAGCACCTTGGCATTGCCGGAGCGGTGGTCGGACGTCCGACCTTCATCCATGCCTACACCGGGCACGGCGTCGTCGAAACGGCGATTTCAGCCCCGTGGGCGCGCCGGATCGTGGCGCGTTTTGCCTTTCCTACAGGAGAATGA